TTTCTCCCACTCAGCAAGGTCGTTGTAGTCACGAACCTGTTGTTCGTCACTTTCACCTTCACCACTTTCACCTTCTCCGTTGTCATGTCCTAACTTTGGAAAGAGATTGTTAAAGCGTTCAATGAGTTCTTTACCGCGTTCTGTATCTCGTGGATAAATAAGTGTTCTGTATTCATCAACGATTTCACACAACACAGGAACAAACTCTTGGTGAGGAAATAGTCGTAGCGATTCTTCTCGAATCTCTAGTGGTAAGTATTTGCGACCACGCAGTAATGGATAAGAGTTCTTAAAAGAACTTTCATCATTAACAAAGTAAGTCGCAATAGTTACAACAAACCAATCAACAGTAGAAGGGAATCGTGAAGTGAATAAGGTTTCAATGCGTTGGTCTTCTAACGCGTTGAATGACTTAAAGTAATCATTCTCCTTAACCCAAGTAACAATCTCTGAGCCTTGTCGTGGCGTGTAGAGAATGTGTGATAACTCGTGGAAGTTAAGACCACGAAGATTCGCCACAGTAACGCCGTTGTTGAGGTCGTTAATGAGTCGAGAGTTAAGAACAATGTCACTAGCACCTGACCAAGCAGGTGCGCCAAGTGAAGCGTGTTCTACTTTTACAGTAATGGGTCTGAAAGTAAGTGCGGAATTAACACGAGCAAAGTAACGAGTTAGTCGCTCAACGCGTTGGCGATTCTTCTCATCTTCTTGTTCTTGTATCTCTTTCGCTCTATTAGCAAACTCTTCAATGAATGAAAGTGACTTCATGATTTCCCCTTCTAGGAATCAAGACCAGTTAAGTGTTCTTCAACAATCCTGTCACGAGTAGAAGTGACAGACGATTCTGAATCGTTAATACCTAAATCTTCTTTTAGATTGTAGGCATTTGCTTCTAACAACATACGAACCGCAGGGCGTTCGTTTTGGTCGAAGTTATTTACAAAGACTTCGCAAGCGAAATCAAAGTTAAGACCTGTTGCTAACTTCTCAAAGGTCTTCAAGATACGAGTTGAAACAGGTGTATCAAAGATTGTGTTGCTATCAGTTGTAGCAATCTCATCAGCACCACGAGAACGCGACCTCATTCCATACGCAAGGTCAATAAGAGATTCTGATTTCAGAATCTTCTTCTCAATACTCTTGTCGTATCCGTAATTGAGTTTTATCTCAAAGCGGTCTTTCCATGCTTCATTCATTAAAGAAGTTCCGCGATAGTTTGGATTCATGTCAGCGATAATTAAGAGATTGTCGTTCGCCTTAATTACTTCGTTGCCATTCTCCATGATTGTAATTGAACGGCGATAGTCCAGTAGTGGCATTAGGAATTGTTGAACATTCTTAGCAAGTGTATTTACTTCACCGATAAGAAGAACTCCACCAGCACGAACTAACCGCGTTACTGCGCCATCAACCCACGATAAAGAACCATTCGCGTTTGGAACATAACCGCCAACAATCTGTGTGTAATCAAGTGCGCTATTAGAAGGAATCGCAAAGTATGGAACGCCAAGTAATGAAGCAATCCACATTGAAGATGAAGTCTTACCTGTACCAGCATCTCCGTACAGAAGAACATTTAGTTTGTTCTTCAATGCAAAGTGATAAACAGTTAGTTCATCAACGCCACCAGCAAAGGTGCGCTGAATGTAGTGAGAGAACTCATCTAACTTTGGAATGAATAGAGAACGCTCTTCAACGAGTTTTGATTGAGATACAGAAACAGTTTGTTCTGCATACTCAATGCGAATAGGTGAATCAGACTTTGTAGAGCGTTGCCCACGATTGTCGGTGTAATACTGAGCAAGAGCAGAAGGATTGTTCTTAACAGTATCGGCAAGTGAATCAGCAACAACAATCGCTTCATCACCGAGTTCTTGGTCTGATAGTGAGTGCTTACGAATTAGTTTCTGAATCAGAACTCGTGGGAATCCTTCTGCTTCGTAATCTTCAACATCACCAGTTGAAACAGGAATCGCAACAGGCTCTCCAAGTAGTTGCTCACCACTATCGAATTGAAACGCACCTCTTTGCCATGCGTTCTGCTTACCTTGCTTTCCATTTGTTAATCTCCAGCGAGTTACAACAACGCCGTTGAAGTTTGCGATAAATACCTGACGAGTAACTGATACATCAGCAGGTTGTGAAACGATTAGTGTTCCGTAGTTTGTTGTCATTTGTTTTCTCTCTCTAGGTGTTTGTTTGTTAGTTGTATTCGTTGATTGGTGTTTCAGGGTTGCTAATTACTGATTGAGATTTGTTCTCTACATCAGTAAGGGAAGTAATGAGTGACTCGAATTGGTCTTGATTAGCAATACGCGCTTCGATTACCTCATTTATCTTGTTTATTACAGATTCAAGAGTTTCAACGAAGCCGTCAGGTGGTTCTAGTTCTGACTCTTCCATAGCCTCTTTTGTTGATTGGGCGATAGCAAAAAGCCCCATGTGAATAAGTCCTATCTCATTCTTAGTGAAGTCATACATAGGATTCATTTGTTTCTCCTTTTCTTGTAGTGGTTATTTAGTTATGCCGTTCTGTGGAGTCCATGTAGTCCAGCGCGATTTGCCTTCTACATCTATCCGCACTTTCACTAAGTCAGAACGAACAACAACAATCTCTTCGATTGTTCCTGTTACGCCTGACCGAGTAGAAGTGAATAGGTCACCTACTTTGTATGTGTTGTTTGTTTGCATTGTGTTGCCTTTCTTATGTAGATACCGCGATTGTTACCGAATCTCATTCGCAGAATCGGTATCGGTAACAATCACAGTAAGAACATGAGTTCTTAAAAACACATAAGCGAATTACTAAGTATGAATAACTCATGTAGTCAGTTGCCTTCATTGTTCTATTGAGCAGATTGGTTACTGTCGGCACTAACTTAGAGTTAGCAATCCATGAGCAACTGATTCATTGAGTTAATTACTTTCCGCAATCCGTCTAAGCCAAACGCTATGCACAAATACTTTCGTATTCGTTTCGTTGTTGTCGTTTATTACTTTGTCGCTCGTTATTACATTTAATCGCTCGTAACTAATTACTCATTGAGTAAGTGAGTTAGTCATGGCGTGTAATAAGTCGTGGCAATAAAGTTTTTATTCCCAACTTTCGTAATGTAAAAGATTCGTGTTAATCCGTTAGCAATAAGTAGATTCATTATTGGTAAATCGTCATGTTAATTAACACGAACACAATTAGTAATCGCGTTCTGCTTAGTCACTATTTAATTTACGCACCTAAACTCTTTCGTCACTCTGTTTTGGTTATCAACCGCGAACCGAAGTTCTATAAACAGATACACCGCAGTTTGTAATTGCGTTTAGCCTTTTACCACTCTGATTACTAACGATTCGGAATCACTCGACAGGTGCTACTTTTCCGAACCGCGTTGGTCGCGTGCGCTGAGCCAATTATGCCATAACTGACCGACTCAGTTCGCCAGCCTGATTACAGGCGTTTCCCACGCTCAGGCGTAGGTGACTTAGTTGAAAGTTCAACTATCTAGCCCTATGCGCCCCTGTGTGCCTGTAAGCCCTGTATGACCCGTAAATCGAAAGTAACTCACTCGGTATCTCCACCCCCTGTCACGAAGTTAGTTCGTGTTTGAGCGTGCGCCCCCACATAACTATTCGCGCCAAGAGTTTTTCTTTTCAGTAATGACTAATACAAAGAATGTAATAGATAGATAGAAGTTAGATAGAGAGAATAGAGATACCCACATAACTAACTCGGTAACTACACTCAGTTAGTCAGTAATCAAATAAAAACAATACAAAGTTTGTAATAGTGATAAATAACCAGAATAGAAGTAACTCGCCACAGCAGAACCAGAAGTAACTCACTTAGCCTGTGGATAGATAACTAACTCCACGACTACTTCAGAAGTTACTTACCAAGATGTCTAGTGTGACTAAGTAACTCCACTTAACTACTAGGGAACAACTGAGTTAGTCATAGTAACTATGTGAGTCGCACAGTAAGTCATGTGGGCAGAACACATAACAACATAACTAACTCGATAGATAGATAGATAGATAGATAGTAACGCGGTGCGTTATTAACGCGGTGTGTGATTACCTGATAACAACTAGCCAAGTGGTCTGTTGGCTTGGTTGGTGTCGCACAGACCATGTTGCTAATTGCACAGTAGCCGAAGTGTTGTCACCAAAGTTGTCACCAAGTTATTTGTTACACCTGATAACAACGCATGAGTTGAACAACAACCACCTGATTAGTAGTCAGGTGGTGATGTTAATTGTTTGTCACTAACAAATGACCCCCCACCATTAAACGCAAATCACGAAATGAACAGCCAGGTGAGAGACATGGTTGACGATGTGGCGGCTAGGCAGTAGCCATAAACTACGGTTATGCCATCGCTATCAGCCAGCCAGTTTGCCAAGACCTACCAGCCCTCCGAATACGGGGCCACATGGTCAGAGGTACGGGGCAGCGAAGAGTTTAATCGCCCTATAGAGGGCACTATGAGCCATGATGAGATGGTCAAGGATGTCAAAGAACGGGGTGTTCATACTCCAGTAATGGTTTATGGAGGTAAAGTCGTTGATGGACACCACAGAGCCCTTGCTGCTATGGATGCAGATAAGCATATTCCATTTGAACATTCCCCCTCAGAGTTATATGAAGGTCAGGTAAAGTAACCACATGAGCAGAAACGAAGAGTTCAGCCACGGCACAGAGCACAAATTTGGCGTAACTAGAGAGCAACCTGGCTATTACAAGTCTTGCTGCGGCATGTCTATAGAGAAAAGTGCTCTAGGTGGTTGGAATGTCATTTGGCCTGGACAATACTCGCCAGATGAGCGCACTAATACAATACAAGATGCTAAGTATATTGCTGAACAACACCACGGAGGTACCACATGAGTGAATTAAAACCCCTATCTATGGCTTCTGAGCCTTGCTGCAGTACAAAGTGCCCTTGTCAAGAGGATAAAAAGCCGCAAGAGTAGTGGGATAGGCTCTACTGTATGAGTGTGGACGATGAAGATAAGTGGCTAGAAGCCGTCGTACGCAAGCACAATCGCAGAAGTGGCATCAGAAGGCTCTACTGCTACCCAAATGGCCTTAGAGAGGCTCCTGGGTACCTAGAATTGGAGTTTGTTGTTTGGGGTCACGTCTTTTTCAATCTTCGCCTATGGAAGATAAAGCCATTTGGTCACGATAAGTAGCATAAAATAATCTTTATGGACCAATACGCCAGATGGACTTGTCAACTATGTGGCAAAAGGTATGTTGTTCCTGGTTTGGCACGAGATTGTGAAGAACAACACTTCAATGAAGAGTAGTACCTCCCCTAAGAAATATTTTTTTCTCCAGTAAAAGTAAGGCAGTAGCCTCATAATGGGTGCTATGAGTAGCCTGTCTGCAAATCAATTCGTAATGCCCAAAGACCAATACGTCAATGTGGCTATGCAGATAATGCCGCCCAGTAAAGCATCCAACACTGCAAGTAGCACAAAGGCATAGGGAGAGAATCAATGGCAAATCAACATTGCGGTAGCGAGTGGTGTAATGAACCACAAGACCACATTCACTTAAGTGAAGAAGATGTCAATGCGTACAGGCAGATGCATGAGGCAGGAAAGTTATCTGCCATGGGTGCAGACATCGAACGCACTCGTACTGTGAAAATTCATGACTACGCTGACCTGCTTGACCATATGAAGTCATATAACGGTCATGGCATTGACTATGCAGAGTATCGTTCACATCACGATGGCTACGATGACCATATCCCTGGTGTACGACCAAAAGATGAAAATGCTGAAGGCGATGCAGACCTCATGACTCATCGTGAGTTAATTGCAGCACATGAGCATGACCACAGAAAGTTTCACGAAGATTATCCACACATCACTCTTGATGGAGAGCACTTCCACCAATAATGAGAACAGATGAGCATGGCGGTGATTTGCCTGTAACCAAGGCAGAGAACGGTCGAACAGTAATCAATCACCCTGGTATGGGGTGCCCACATTGCCCTGCCTCTTTCTTTAAAACTGAAGGTCAAATAAATCATATTCAAGACCGTCATCCAGACCAACCACATGCTGCTCGTATGAAGTTTAAAGATAAAGAAGGCAATCCAGCATTTGTTGACTATTGGCCAAATATGCATAGACATCAACCACATCTCCTTCTTCATGTAGGAGAAGGTAATGAATCTCGTGGTCGCATGGTATTGGCCGATACTGGAGAAGTATCTGTTGTAGAAACTAGTCCTAAGCATCGTCGTCAGGGCGTTGCAACTTCTCTATGGGAAGTAGCACAGCACCTTCACGAAACAATGCCAGGTTTCCCAAAGCCAGAGCACTCTGCAGTGAGAACAGAAGAAGGCGATGCATGGGCAAAGAAGGTCGGCGGTGATGTTCCAAAATTAGAGGGCGGGCGGCACCTATCACAAGAAGAATTCAGAGATACTCGTTGGGAGCACATGCAATGAGTCGAAGTGTGTCAAGTAATCAGTTGGCTATGTTTTTGCCTGCGCGGGAAATAGCGAAGATGCCCATGACGGACGCGCACAGGGGCGAGTCCAATGAAGAGGTGCTCGCACGCAAACTCAAGTCGGCCAAAGAGGACAAGTGGGAAGATTCAAAAGGTATGTACGAATCTATTAAAAAGATTGGTGTACAAAATCCTGTCGAGATTATTCACGGCGCTAAAGGGCCGATGCTAGGAGAAGGACACCATCGCATCGCATCTGCTATGGATGTTAATCCCAATATGCTAATTCCTGTCGAGCACAAGGAGCCACACGAAAAAGGGTGGGACTGGTGAGCGCCCAAGACAATCTATCTAAAGCACAGTGGCATCAAACAGAAATGTTTAAGACCGCTAAAGAGTTATACGGCCATGAACTTAATGACGTAGAGGCTGAACATTCCCGACTTAAACTTCAAGAAGGCATAGAACGTGAAGACCATGACATGGATGTTAAAGGATACGTTATGGCTCAAAAACTTGATGAAACCAAAAAAAACGGAATGTATAACCGCATCAAAGATAGAGGAGTTGAGGAACCTGTAAAATTAGGTCAAGGTCATTGGGGCGTGTATAAACGAGGGGTAGTAAGCGATGGACATCACCGTATTGCTGCTGCTTACGATATCAACCCCAACATGTTAATCCCTGTGGAGCACCAAAAATAATGAGCGCTCAAGACAACCTCAGCAAAGGACAGTTTGAACAACTAGATATGTTCAAGCCTGCCAAAGAACTTCGTGGAATGCCTTTAACAGATGTGCAAGCAGAGATTTGGAATCGTGGTGGAGGTGGCAACTATCAAAGAGTTGCCAAAGTTGTTATGGCTCGTAAAGTACGTCAAGCAAAGCGAAAAGGTCTTTACGACTCTATTAAAGAACATGGTGTTCAAAAGCCTGTAGAAATTGGTCCAGCATATGGACCTGGAATCAAAGTTATAGATGGTCATCATCGTATTGCCTCTGCTATGGCAATTGACCCTAAGATGCTAGTTCCTGTGGAGCACAAATGAGCAACTTATCTAATGAGTTATTCTTTGAAGCACATAGAGGTTTAAAACAATCTCCTAGAAAAGATACTGGCCTAGGTATGCACTGGTCTACAGATGAAGGTGTGGCACGACAATTTTCAGGTGGAGGCAAAACGCACAATCCAAATGAATGGTATCGGTCAGACCAGCGACAGCCTCACACAGTTATCCATGCGCAGGTGCCCATGAGTTCTGTAGAGACTGATAGAAAAGTTATGAGTCAGCACGGTGTATTTGACCGCAACTCTTCCAACCCACAATTTCGTGGTATGGCTGAGGGTGAAAAGGAAGTATCAGTACGACCTGGCGCACCTGTGATGGTGACTGGTATTACAAAATACCGAAAAATAGAGCGCCCAAGTCAAGAAACTTACGCAATACCTGGATTTTCAAAAGAAGTACAAACAAAGCCACGTACTCGCAGGTACAAGCAGCCAAGGTTGATGACAGCATGACCTCTACATTATCTAATGAGTTATTTTTTGAAGCACATCGTGGCATTAATACCTCGTACCCTCATTATCCTAAAGGTAGCAAGTCGTCACAATACAAATTGGATATGAACAACCTAGGTACTCACTGGAGTGCAGACTCACAGGTGGCTAAGGAGTTTGCCAATAGCCCTAACAGCCGTGCTCTCACACCACACTGGCGTACTGACTACGCACACGTGGTGCATGCACAAGTTCCTATGTCTTCTGTAGAGACAAACACGGAAACAATGCGACAAGGTGGTTTTGCAAACTTTAGTAGCCAAGACCCTCATGAAGAAAAAGAAGTCATGGTAAGAGAAGGCGCTCCTGTTAAAATTACTGGAGTGACTAACTTACGCAAATCAGGAGAGGCAGTTAAGTCTCGCAAGCGCACCTTTAACCCACCTAGGGAGAAGAAGGCATGAGTAATAACTCCTACATTCAATTTGGTAAGCATCACGGTACTGCTTTTAGAATTGTTCAAACACCTGCAGGCATGTCTACCCGTGATGGCAAGACAATCCCAGATGCACCAGGACGCATATCTATAGTTACTCCTGAAAATGGCGAATCTTTTAAATGGCCTGCAGCAGATAAGGGTCAAGTAAAGATGATGCGTAAGAACTGGGGCAAAATTCAAAAAGACCCAGGCTCTAAATACAAGATGGACCAAATCCGTAGGAGTATAAAATGAGCGCCCAAGATAACCTTTCAAGTGAGCAGTTTAATTCGCACTTAGAATGGCCTGTAGAAACCTTTACCAAACTGTACAAACCAAGTGAGTACGGAAACAACTGGGAAGAAGTACCAGGGCACAGACTATTTGGTCGTGCTGGTGCTGAACGACAAGCCTTGCTTGAAGAGAGCGTTAAGAGCGAAGGAATAAAAGAACCTATATCCGTAGACCGTATGTCTCAACGAGTGACAGACGGACATCACAGGGTCATTGCTGCCATGAAGAGTGGACAACCAATTAAGTTCCAAGACCCAAATAATCCTTACAGGAGCAACCGATGAGCGCTCCTTTATCTGATTCGTTATTTCACGGTACTATCGAAACACTAAAGCCAGGTGACCTTGTAAAGCCTCGCCATAGCGGTGCTGCTGCCTGGGCAACACCTAGTTTGGCAGATGCAGAGAAACACGCTCAAGACCGCATTAGCAGCGGATTAGGGTTTGACTCTGTGGGTAAGCATCCACATCACGGAAATATTTACGAAGTAGAACCACTTGCCCCTAACTTACACTCTGATGCATCAAGTAAAGACTTTCCTGGAGCACGTTCTAGTAATATAGGTTTTATTGTAAAAAAACATGTGGCATCAGTATTAAACCCGTATATTGAGGCACGAGCAGGTAGAGACCCAATTACAAACAGCGCTTACTTTAGAGGTATCTAATGAACACATGCGAGCACGTCTATAAGTTAACTGGCGTTGACCCATGCCCATTATGTGGCAAACCTACTCATGAGATTAATTGGCGTACAGTTAACGATGCCCACACTAAGTGGAAAGAAGAAAACCCAAACGGCTCTCCTAATGGATGGTGGAGCATATGATTCGTCGCAATCTCTCTGAGCAACAGTTTGGCCCTATGTACCACGGAACTCGTGCAGATGTAAGTGGTGGATTCATCCTACCTGCGGTAACTGAAGGTGAAGGACCTGTCGCACGTGCGTGGGCTACCAGTGACCCTGGTCAAGCACGCTTCTTTGGTGAGACTAAACTTCCTCTAGGACGTGAGCGTCATCCAGTAAAGGTCTATAGAGTTGCACCAGTTAGTGACAATGTAAAAGTAGAATCAGGAAATGTTGAGCATGAGAAGTTCTTCTCATCTCCTCATGGCTTTATGGTCTTGGGAGAGCACAAAGAGCGATGAAGAAGGCCCCTAACCCTGCCAGGGTAAAGAAGGTCCAGGAATTGAGGCGCTCTAATGCTGCTACCCCTGTTCCCTCTAAAAAAGTCTATACAAGGAAGAAGAAACACAAGAAATCTTTGTGATAGGGTGCGCTTATGCTACATAACCTAGACGCAAAAACATTTGAAGAAAACCTCGCACAGAACCCACTCCCTGTTCTTGTTTATTTTTGGTCCTCGTCCTGTGACGAATGCCATCATTACTTCCCAGTATTAGAAGACATGTCCCTATATTTTTCTGACCAAATTACTGTAGTTACGATTAACTTAGAGAGTAATCCAGAAATAGTTAGTAAATATACAATTATAGGTTCTCCTATGATTCAAGTTTTTGTAAAGGGTATTCAAAGATATGCATTTGCTGGAACTATTTCTCCGTTCAGATTAACCAGACATTTGCTAGAGGGTAAGTTCATAACTAATAAATCTACAGAACCCCTAGATGACTAGGAAGAACTTAGTAACCAAATGTTTACTCGTAAAAGAAGATTGCCTAAATCTGCAGAAACCATAACTTTCTTTCAAGAACGTGTTTCTCCAGAAATATTTGCTCCAAAACCTGCTGATAAAAACATTCCAGATTGGTACAGGCTTTCCGACTCTTACGTTGGAGGAAAAAAAGAGCCAGCAAATCTTGGACCAAATGTCGGTGAGACTAGGGCTACGATTAAACGGTGTATGCCTGTGTTTGACTCTTTAACCACGGGCTACATCATGTACACCGATAGCGACTTGTATGTAACAAATAGACCTGATGGGCTAAAAGACTATGCATGGTCAGGAGACTTCTTTGCGTTTCATCCAAAGTTACAACTTCAACAATATCCAGTTAATAGGCCTCAAGACCCAGCCGTTTTGAAGTTTAACAACCCATACGCTATACAAACTCCCAAGGGGTACTCTTGCCTTTTTGTATCTCCTTTTAGCGGAGAAACTCCTTTCCAAATTATTCCTGGAATTGTGGACACTGACACGTACCATGCTGCTGTGTTTTTTCCACTTACTTTTAAAGACCCAAATTTTGAAGGAAAAGTGTTAGCGGGAACTCCGATTGCTCAAGTCATACCGTTTAAACGAGATTCATGGGAAATGAAGATAACCGATGAAAAACATCTTAGCGACAACACCCACACATACTTGAGGTCAGCCATTTACGATAAATACAAGAGGTTCTTTTGGAAGCCTAAGAGTTACTCTTAAGCCTAATTTGCCTCAAATGTACCCAAAATTGGACAATATGGACATCCTTTTAGGCTCAACCCCTGATTGACCCCTTTGGTATCCTAAGTCTTGGAGGCGAAGGGGAGACCATGACAACAATCATTGGAGTTCAGTACGAGGACTACTGCCTATTTATGGCAGACAATCAAGTGACACTTGATGGTGGACGACGTTACAAACACCCTGAGATGAAAAAAATTAGCAAGGTAGGAGAGTACCTTGTTGCAGGTTCTGGCGAAGTTGCTCCATGCGACATTGCTCAGCACCTATGGGTACCTCCTACTATGTCCGCAAAGGACCGTAAAGACACTTATCACTTTGTTATTGCCAAACTAATGCCTTCTCTCCGCAAATGTCTTGAAGACAATGGTTACGACTTCAATGAGGGTAAGGCTGATGGCAAGTCAGGTGAAAGCAGATTTAACCTTCTTGTTGCCGCTAATGGACAGATATTCGATATTGCTGATGACATGTCTGTATGCATGTCTGATGCTGGCTTCTACGGAGTAGGTTCTGGGTCTCCCTATGCTCTTGGAGCCCTGTACGCGGGCGTGAAGCCAGAAAAGGCTATGGTTGTTGCTGAGAAGATAGATGTCAATACTTCTGGGCCGTTTCAAAAGGAAACCCAACACAAGAAGTAACTTTTGTGAAATAAATCACACTCCTGTACAGTTACATCTACGGCTCGCCATTTGGGAGCCATAACCTAGTCTCGTCTAAGGAGAGATTATGCAGATGGAACCTATGAAGAAAAAAACCTGGGATAGATATCCCGACTATAAACAATACGAACACAAAACAGAGTTAAAACCTGTAAACCCATTTGATTTAATAAATCCAATTCTAAACTCTATGACTATTGGCCTTGAACGCCAATTTGGTCTTATTGAAGGGCTTCGCAATACCCCAAAGCAGACATATCCTCCGTACAACATTGTCAGGGTAGATGATGATGAGAATTACATCATTGAGATTGCTGCTGCTGGATTTTCAAAAGAAGAGATTGAAATCACTTCTACAGAGAATCAACTGCTGGTTAAAGGCTCTAAAGAAGGAGATGATGCAGATTACCTACACAAGGGAATTGCAGCCAGAACCTTTGAGAAGAACTTTGTTTTGGGAGACGATGTAAAGGTAGTAAAGGCCTCAATGACAGACGGAATCCTGTCGATTCGCTTAGAGCGAGAAATCCCTGAGCATAAGAAGCCAAGAACCATAGACATCCAGTAATCTTCGTAAACACAACTTAATAAGAGGCTCCTGGGTATGAGCACGCAAAAACTGCCCATTTACATCTGGTAGGCTCATCGCATGATTGTTAGCCTAAGCAAAGAAGAAGTAAGAGCCTGTGCAGACATTGCACTTAATCGTTGGATGATGAAGTGGGGCTCTACTGACCGCCCCAATTACGCAGGAGATAACAAAGCCAAACTAGAACCAGAGATTTCAGCAAATGTAAGAACTATCGTTGCTGAATATGCCGTAGCAAAACTTTACAGGCTGCCTTTGACATTCCCGTTCTATACAAACGAAGAGCATCCATTTAGACAACACATCCCTGATGTTAGTCCTAACATTGAAGTTAAGAGCGTTAGAACACGAGATGAGATTCCAGTATTTCCTAAAGATGTTAAGCCTGGACGACTTCTCGTAGGCGCCCGCGTACTTGACCGAGACTACTACTCAGAAGTAGAAGTTTATGGATGGATACGAATGGAAGACGTACAGAGAGACGAATGGCGATATGTGCCTGAAGGCTCATGGAGAATCCCATTAACGGAGTTCAACGATTCCATACCAGAGGTGACACATGTCTAAAACACAAGATAAGAGAAAGCAAAGAAAAATAGAACACGCAGAGTTTTTGTGGAAGCAAGCCCAGTTAAAGGCTGCCCTTGCTAAAACAGAGTTAGACCTAGCAATAGAGACCATCAAGGATGCCATGGGTGAATTAACGGAAGACCAAGTAAAAGCCACAGAAGAGAAGGCTCAAGAGCAGCACAAACGCATTGAGGAGTACCTAATGAGCGAAAAAGAACTGTATTTAGAACGTATGGGAATCCAACAGGACTGATAATTGTCCTGTGTTCAAACGAATTCTTCTTGCATCGGTCCTAGCGGCCGTACTGTCGGGTTGTGGTTACCAAGGGTTCTACCGCTATCCTTGCCAAGACCCAACAAACTGGGAGATGGCAGAGTGCAAGCCACCAGTTTGTGAAGTGAACAATACTTGTCCGAAAGACCTAAACACTAACGTCACAGTAGAAACAGAAGGAACAACAAATGGCTAAAGAAAGACTTACACCACAAGACCTTGATGCTCGCCTGAAGTTTATTTTAGGAATTACGCTAGGGTCTATCCTGTTCCTCACTGCTGTAGGAATACTCTACGGCCTTCTGTTTGTTACTCAACCAATCGGAGCACAGTCTGAGAACGACAAGATGTTCTTTAACGTTCTAGGAAGTGTTGCAACCTTTATCACAGGAACTCTTGCTGGTCTATTGATTGGTCAGAGTGGTGCAAAGGATGTAATGGCAGCACAGATGGCAAATAAAGACATTGATGCTAGGAATACTCAAGCAGACAAAAAGTTAGAATCTGAAATCAAAATGGCAGAAGATAAACTCGATGCAGAACTTGACGAGGTAAGAGCACGTCTTGCCAAGAAGCCTGATGGCGCAATGCCAGAAGAACAACCAGTTGATACAGATTGGGACAAAGACTAATGGCAGAGCAAGGAACAGCAGCACGCCTTATTGAGGTTGCTAAAGCAGAGATTGGCGTTATTGAAGGACCTAAAGATAACGAAACAAAGTATGGTGCCTTTACTAAGGCTAACTTCCAACCATGGTGCGGAAGTTTCGTTATGTGGTGCGGGAACGAGGCGTCCGTAAAAATTCCTAACACTGTTTACACTCCAAACGGTGCTGCATCTTTTAAGAAGGCTGGAGCCTGGATTGATGGAGATGTTGCAGACCCAGAGCCAGGAGATATTGCCTATTTTGATTTCCCATCAGACGGTGTCGATAGAATTTCTCACGTAGGAATCGTGATTGAAGACAACGGTGATGGCACTGTTTGGTGTATTGAGGGAAATACTTCAAGCAACAAAAAGGGAAGTCAAAGAAACGGTGGAGAAGTTTGCAAGCAACTTCGTGCCTACAAGAAAAACAAAAAGAATGTAATGATTTCTATTGTTGGCTTTGGTCGTCCAAAGTTTAAAGGTGCTGGAGCAGCAAAACCTTCTTCATCACAATCTGCAGAAACAAAAGTCTGTAGTGAATGTAAACGTCCTCTTTAAGGGTTAGTTGCTGCTAATCGTTTCCCACAAGAAACGCACATTGTGTAAGTAACCCCTGTAAAAGGACAAGAAATACCTTCAGAAGTCTTGTGTCTACAAATGACTTGTCGTATAAGTTGTCTAATCATGACTTGACCCTAACACAACCTCTTTTATAGGGCAAAATAGAGGAGTGACTCTTACAGAGACCAAGGCCCCACTAACAACCTTTGACCGCTGCGATAAGTGTGGTTCTCAAGCAATGGTTCGAGCAACACTTATGTCTGGACCTCTTTACTTTTGCGGTCATCATGGACGACAGATAGCAAGAGAATTAGTCTCACAAGCAATTGAAGTATATGACCCAGAGGCGGTGTTTAATTATGGCAAGCAATCTCTATAGAGTTGGCGTTGGAATGATGGGCGGTCGTACGGGCACGTACGGACGCTATAGCATCGGACCACGAGTAAATGGACTTGCACCTCAATTTAATAAAAGCCCAAACGTAGAAGAACAACAGATGCGTCGTTTTGGTCGTAAAAAAGAATCAGGTTATACAGGTGCTGGATATTGGTATAGCAATTATCCAAATATGATTGGAGCAATGGGCTCTGGTGCAGTAACTAACGAAATTCCAAATCCCCCTAAAAAAATGAGCAAATCAAAAAAGACAGCAAATACTGCTGACACTATGGGAATTGGTGGAACAACATTTAATGGTGCGGCAGGAGTAAGTTAAAATGGATGAAGTATTTGGTTCACCAAAAATGCAACGACAAACGTTACGAGTTAATCAACGTCGTGGAATTAAACAACATTTTGGTTACAACGTTAATTTAGGATATAAATCAAAAGCAGAACCTAGCGTTGTGTCGTGGAGTAATCGTGGTAAAGGCGTACAAGGCGAGTCTGTTAACTCACAAAATCCTGCGTCTAAATTAATCGTGCGAAGAAACTGGAAACCAGTGTAAACTAGTCTTTGAGGGGCACAAACCAAAAGATTCCGAGGGGTTTCTTGAACTTACTGCGTTCATCCGCAGCACAATCTGGTTTCTTTAGTCGTTTAAACTTTTTACTAGGGGCAGCATTTATTTATCTGCTTCTGTCGATTCTTCCTGCGCATGCAGAGGAAACAACCTCTGCGCCACCTGCGCCACAAGAAACAACAGCGCCAACCCCAGAACCCACACAAAGTCCAGAGACAACACCTACTCCTTCCACAGAGTCTTCGACCGAACCCTCTCCAAGTCCAACTCCAGAGCCATCACCTTCGCCTGAGCAAACTTCAACTCCATCACCAACTCCTGAACCTTCTCCGACTCCAACCGCAACCTCGACTCTAGAGCCAACACCCGCTCCATCTTCTGAGCCGAGTCCAACTCAATCACCGACTCCAGAGCCTTCACCCTCTCCTTCAGAGACTTCAACATCACCTTCACCAACACCCAGTCCAGAGCCAACCCCAACCCCAAACCAAACAGAAACCACACCATCTGACCCATTAGTTACCTCTCAACTTACTCCGCCACCTGTTGTAACAGAAACAGTTACTGCTGGTGGAGACGACACTTCCTACAGAATTCCGTTAACAACATCAGTTGTGTTTAACGGCGTTACATATACGGACGTGTATGCTACTACAAATTCCGTGATTACCTTTGGTCAGCCTGATGGGACTTACTGGACCTACCCAAATACTCCATCTATCTCAATTGAATCTCGTGACTGGTGGGCACTGCCTAATCAAATGCCAGATACACACTTCATTATTAGGACAAGTGATGGTGGTTTTCAAGTAGACGGTGCTTATCGACGATTTGGAACTATGACTGGTGAAGTAACACAAATTGTTATTACAGGACAGGTTCAAACTGATGGAACTGTTGCTTATACATACACAGTAGATGGTCCGCTGTATGGAGGCGAACGCACGGGTGCTAGATTACAAAACGGAACAGTAGTTCCGCTAGAGCAAGCAGGTATTACCCAAGTTACTCAACCTGTTGAACTTGCTCCGACTCCTGTCGCGCCAACACCTGAGCCCACTCCGACTCCCACGCCCACACCAGAACCAACACCAACCCCAACACCAACCCCAGAGCCAACACCAACCCCAACACCAACCCCAGAACCAACTCCAACGCCTACTCCTGTTCCCATCGAACCAACACCCACACCAGTAGTCCCACCAGTAGTGGAACCAACACCAGAACCAACTCCATCACCTACTCCTCAGCCTCTTCCAGAACCTGTGCCAACTCCCGCACCACAACCAGAGCCAACACCAACGCCGCAGCCAGAGCCAACACCACAACCAGAACCTTCTTCACCTACTCCTCCTTCTGAACCCACGGCTCCAGAACCTCAACCAGAGCCTCAGCCTCAACCAGAGAATCCTGTGGAGTCACCAGTGACTGCAGAACCTGAATCTCCTGAAGAGAATCCAGAAGAACCTTCCGAAGAGGAAACACAAAATCAGGAAGAGGAGCCAACGGATGCTCCAGAAGATGACACTCCGTCAGACACCCCAACCGATGAAGAGAATCCTGAAGATGCTCCTGTAGATGACGATAATCAACAACCAGACTCATCTGAGGAACCTACTGATTCAGATACAGAGCAAGAGCAGACCCCCACAGAAGAAGAGTCACAACCCACATCCCCCGAAGAAACTGACGGAACCGAGGACCCTGTGGACGCACCCCCTTCTGAAGAATCAGAAGAGCAAGAACAAGACAACCAAGAGCAAGAAAATCAGTCTGAAGAATCATCCCCACAGCCTACACCAGAAACCGTCATCTCTGACGCACTTGCTGATGGCAAGTTAACAGCCGCAGAGGTAACTGCTGTTGTCACAGCGATTGTGGAAAACCTACAACCAGGGGAAGCCGTATCTAGCGAGACTTTACAAGAGGCTGGAATTACTTACAGTGACTTGCCTCCTGAAACACCTGTTGATGTTAGAACCGATGAAGAGGGTAATCCAGTTATCATTACTGCAGAAGTTGCAGCAGCCCTCACCCTCCTTGAAAACCCTTCAGAATTAATTGGCGAAATATTTGATGACCCAGGTCAAGTTCTTCTTGCACTGGGAAGTATTGGTGCAGACATGTCACCAGAAGAACGCGAAGAAGCAACACAAATGGTTGTAGCAACTGTAGTCGCTGCAGGTGCTGCTATTAATGCCGCAGCAGCAGCCGCAGCAGCCGCTGCAACAACGACTGGAGGGTCAACTGGAGGCAGCAGTTCAGGTGGCGGTGCGCCAACTGGAGATAGTAAGGCCGTTAGGAGACGACGTAAATGATTAAATTCCTGAAAGATATGCTCGACCAACTATGGACATTGCTGGGTATGTTTATCGCTTGGATTGTGCTTGATGGCAGCGCAAAAGACGTAGTAGGAGTAGCCACTATTGCAACTTTGTTTGCATGGATGGTGACGTATCCCTTGCGCAACCGCGAAGATTAAGAGATTATGTACTTTGAGAAGGGCATCTCATTTAGGAGATATATGGATAAGAAAGCACTAGAAGCAGCAGTGGGTACATACGTACGCGCTGCGGCCGCAGCAGTTGCTGCTCTGTACATGAGCGGTATTTCGGACCCGAAGACTTTGCTGAATGCATTTATTGCAGGTCTTCTCGGACCATTGGCTAAAGCACTCAATCCAAAAGACCCGTCATACGGGTTCGGCAAGAAGTAGCACGGGAGTAGGAAGATGACGCTTGAGGCAATTGCTGGTGCAATTATTTTGGTCGCATCAGTCTTTATTTCCTTGGGCGTCATCTTTCGTCCAGGCTATAAGAGAGTAAAAGAACTTGGTGACTGGTTTGACCATTTCAAAAGAGACTGGGTTGGCGAAGACGGGGCTCCAGGTCGAGACCGTATTCCTGGAGTTATGGAACGTCTTAACAAGTTAGATGGCGAATTAAGTCAAAATGGTGGGAAGTCCACAAAAGATGTAGTCAATAAAATGCTATACAAGCAAGAAAAGATGGAAGAGAAGGTTGACGTAATGTTGGAGGCCTTCGTGGAGATGGGCGAGCGTTTAATAAATATTGAGGACTCTTTAGCAGTCCAAAATCCTAAAGACTAGGAGATTATTAGCCTATGACTCAAATAGGCGACCGCAATTGGAATCCCGTCCTTGGTTTAGTCCGCATGCTTCCAGGAACAGTGAGTCCAAACGAGGCGCAATCGCGTGCGATGGAAATGCACAAAGCACAATATGCATCGCATCAATACGGCATGGAACTAGAAAGCCATAAGGCTGGTCTAGCAGAAGAGGCTGCACAAGCACAGCACGGTCGTAACATGGAGTTCTTTAGTTCCGTACTTCGTCATGCAAAGCATGAGACACCAATTCACTTAAGCATTGGTGATGTAAGCACTCAGTTTACAAAGAAACCAAAACCAACTCCTAGAACAAAAGCAGCACCTACAAAGACTCCGCGTCCTCTACCTGTGCGTGACCCAAAGACTGGTCGCATGATGAGAGCGCCTGAGTAATGCCTGCAACACTAACAGGAGACGACGACTCTTATAAGAACTTTCGGTCTGGGTATGAAGACAGACACGCTCCGCTTACTCCTACAGAAAAGAAGATGGTTAGATTTTCTAATCGTTCTTTTTCAGACCTCTCTCAAAGAGACTCTGCTATTCGTTCTAAATTTGGTATGCATTCAGTTGATTACTACAGAAGATTAGAAACAATAAAAGACCATCCACAACTTGGCAAACAATCACGAAGCAGATTGTCTAATCTCATGTCTACTCCAGGACCGATGACTGGTGGAGCACCTATTATGGATAGCAAACAATTTTCACACGGATTGGATTGGTAATGGCAAAAAAGTCTGAAGCATGGCAACGCAAAGAAGGTAAGAATGCTAAAGGCGGCCTTAACGAAAAGGGACGCAAGTCCTACGAACGTGCAAACCCTGGCTCTGACCTAAAGCCGCCAGTAAAAAAAGAACAGGCTGCAAAGTCTAAGAAGTCAGCAGCACGTCGCAAATCATTCTGCGCTAGGATGGAAGGCATGAAGAGTAAGAACACCTCTTCAAAGACTGCTAGAGACCCTAACAGTCGGATTAACAAATCACTACGAGCATGGGACTGCTAAATGTTTACACAACTACTTATTAAACTTGGTCTGAAGAAAGACCCAAAAGCAATTATTGAAAGCCTATTGAAGGAACTGGATGCAGTTGAATCTGCAAAGAAGAAGAAAAAGGCTCCAGTAAAGAAAGCCGCTGCAAAGAAGCCAGCAGCAAAGAAGGCTGTAAAGAAGGCTAAGTAATGAAGTGCGCTAACTGCGATTTAGATGCCTTCTTTGTCTACCAAATAACAAAGACGTATGAAATTTTCTATTGCGGTAAGCACCTGCCTAAGTTTTTGACAGAGCGTAAAAAAGCCGAACTGCTAAAAACTACAGACGAATGGTCTGCAGCAAAAGCAGAGGTCCAGGAAGCAGTTGCTCCTCAAGAGCCTAAACCAAAGCGCAAGAAAAAGGTGGCTGAAGAACCGAGTGAAGAATGAAGGTCATTCGCAAGTTCGCAGTGCAAGGACATGCTGTACCATCGTCCTCACACAGTCCAAGAGGACCGTTTCCTCCTGAAGTCCTAGCAGGACCTCAGATGGCTTACGGCGATGACCATTCGGATTCCTTACACCCAGCACTAGACGAGGTTCGTTTCTTCAAATGCCGCGAATGCGAAGAAGTCCTCTTTGAAACTGAACTAAACAACCACACATGTGAGGAAGAAAACTAATGGCAACAAATAACAATGGAAACCTGCTCGATGACGCAGGTAACGTAGCAATTGATTTCGTATGGGGTAACTTCCCTATGCAACCAAACGATGCTCGTCCAGACACAACTGCAGGACGTCTAGACCCAGCACTTGATAACCACATCATCGCTCTTTCAGGATGGGGCGGATACCCACAATTCACAGCAAACTCTGCTGGTGAAGATGTAGTGGGAGCAACTGACTACGTACTCGTTCCTAACGTACTTGGACTTACAACAGCCCTTGCAACTGACGCAATGAAGGACGCATCACTCGTTCCTACAACTGCAACAGCAGCAACAAACGCTGCATCAACAATCACAGCAGTTTCACGCACAGGTACAACAGCAACACTCACCTCTTCAGGTGCTGGTGCTAAGTACCCAGTAGGTACAAAGATTACTGTTGCGTCTCTTGTAGCACCAGATGATGTACTTAATGGTACATACACAGTTACAGCAACTGGAACAAACTCTGTTTCTTACACAACAACAACTTCAGGAGCACTTTCAACAGGTTCACTTACTGTTGCTGGTCTTACAGGTGTTGCTGGAACAATCAAGACTCAATCAGTTGCCGCAGGTGCAAACAACACTGCACCAGGTGCAGCAGTAACAATTACACCATTCGCAGCAGCCTCTTAATATAAAAGATGCCAAGAGTTAGAGGAGGAGGAGCAGCCCAGGGTCCACGCCCTGCTGCCCTCCCCTCTTCTCAAGAACTTTTAGGAGCAATGGGAAAGCCTTATGGCTTTGGCCCAAGACAAACTAGAGGAATGACAAACCTTCTCTCTCAAGAGGGCGGATTTCAAAGCCCATTTTCTGCGTTACCTACAGCAGCCTCTTCTGGCGAATTTTTTGAAACTATTTCTTTATTAGACGCAGATGACACTATGCGTTACTACAACCCTCAGACACCTGATGAGGTTGCAAAAAGAAACCAAGCAGGAGAAGCAGTCTTTCCAAAATTTGGAGAAGACGTCTACTACGTTGATGCTCAAGGAAACTTTGTAGACCGCTCTGCTGGACGCAAGTACTACGATGAAGACTTAGACACTGGTGAAACAGTTATACCTGGTGAAAAGGGACCTCAATTTGAGGAATCAGATGCGCCTGCACCCCTGTCGCTTGTTCCTACCTCTACAACTAACCCTGACCGTCCACGTACAGTAGCGGCAGGCTATGACCGTCAACGCTCAGTTCTTACAGTTGTGTTTCGTGATGGTACTTATTATAACTATTATGAAGTAAGCACCACAGAGTGGCAAGACTTTAAACGACGCGTTTCTAAAGGACAGTTTATTTACAAGTACTTAGACTTTAAACCTCGTGGACCTGCAAGCGTCTCATCTCTTCCTGCGTACGCACGTACTGCCTTGTACAAGGTCACTCGTGCTATACAGTTGACTAACGAACGTAAGCAGTATGACCGTATGGCTAAAAAGAACACCCCTAAAGCACCAAAGGCAAATAAACCAAGAAAGAGATAAATGCCAAAGGCACACAATATTGGACCACTATTTGTACAAGTGACTAAATTCCCCTATGAATGGGATGGAAAACTGCTTGTTCGTGGTTGGACTCAAGAGATTGAGGAACCCTTTAGAACTTCTGAACCCCTAATATTTAAACTACCTAACTATCGTGCTTTAGTCATTGGACGTTGGACTGGTGCGAAAGATGAGGAAGACGCGCTAAACTCAGCGCTAGAAAGGCGGGATTTAACTTACGATGATTTTACGGAAAAAGCGGGATGGACACCAGCCCCAGACTCGGATAGAGAAGAGAGTGTCGACGATTTCCACCCCAGATTTGATATCTTGGATGGAGCACTCGATGTACCTGATTGGCAAACACGTGACGATTTACCAAAAACAAAATAGTTCTGCTGACTTAGATGAGGTTCTCATGGGCGCAGAAGCGTTCCATGCCATTGCAAAAGAATTGAAGAAAAGACACGTCTCCTGATATGATTATTATGCGTTGCCTCTCTACAGGTCTGGCGTTGACCCACCCAAAAGGTGGGTCTCGCTGTTTAATGGGTGCATATGGAACAAGATAAGTTTGAAGAAATTAATCCTGAGTTTTATTTACAGGATGAAGCACCCATTGAAGAGGGAATTGACGAGCCTCTTGATGAACTGTCGCAACAGTTTGTAAACAAACTTATTGACAAGATGCTTGAGTTCCTTGTAGTACTTGTGGGCCATGACTTGCATCCTTATCAAAAACCACTTGCTCGTCGCATTATGGAATCTGTAATTATTAATGACGGTGAAGAAATCACTGCCCTTGCTTCTCGTCAGTCAGGAAAGTCAGAGACGGTTGCAGACACTGTTGCAACAATGATGATTTTACTTCCACGTCTTGCAAAACTTTATCCAGATTTATTAGGAAAGTTTAAAGATGGAATTTGGGTTGGTTTGTTTGCTCCTACAGAATCACAGGCTGAAACTTTATTTGGTAGAACAGTTACACGTTTGAGTTCAGAACGGGCTTTAGAGATTATGGGAGACCCAGAGATTGACGACACTGCCGCACGCGTGGGAGGAGTGACTCGTCAAATTCGTCTAAAGAAATCAGGCTCCACTATCACAATGATGACAGCAAACCCACGAGCAAAGATTGAATCAAAGTCCTTTCACCTTATCATCATTGATGAGTGTCAAGAAGCAGATGACTTTGTTGTCTCTAAGTCTATCTCTCCTATGTTGGCGTACTACGCAGGAACAATGGTAAAAACTGGAACTCCAACAACAAGTAAGAACAACTTTTATCGTGCTATTCAAATGAACCGCAGACGACAGACTGGAAGAAGTTCTAGACAAAACCATTTTCAATGGGACTGGAAAGATGTAGCAAAGTTCAATGCTAACTACGAAAAGTTCATTAGAAAAGAAATGCTTCGTATTGGTGAAGACTCAGATGAATTTCAAATGTCGTATAACTGCAAATGGCTTCTTGAACGAGGAATGTTTGTTACATCAACAATCATGGATGAACTTGGAGACACTTCACAAGAGTTAGTGAAGTCTTGGCACAAGACTCCCGTTGTTGTTGGCATTGACCCTGCTCGTAAAACGGATAGTACTGTTGTAACAGTTGTTTGGGTTGATTGGGATAGGCCTGATGAGTTCGGTTACTTTGACCATCGTGTCCTTAACTGGTTAGAGATGCAAGGAGACGATTGGGAAGAGCAGTACTACCAGATTGTTAACTTCTTAGAGAACTACGATGTATTGGCGGTTGGTGTTGACGCAAATGGTGTCGGTGACGCGGTTGCGCAACGTTTGAAGTTACTTCTCCCAAGAGCAGA